TAATTGATTTCCTATTGTACACATGTGGTTTTTAATTGCCTCTTGCATATAATAAGTAATTACCGTATGACACGTTTTTTTGAAGGCATGGGCTTGTGCTCTAATTGGATCCGGCGCTGTGTCGCTCACCGAAACCAGTTTATTAGTAGCCATTTCAGCAACTTCTTCTACTGTATGGCCTCTACCATGTGTTGTCTTTACTCCAAGGTTTCCTATGGAGATTGTAAATGAATCAGTTTCCATCAATATTTCTCTGGTTCTGGTGGACCAATGTCTTGTCTTCCTGAGATTCCTGAAGGCTTCTCTTCCTTCATAATATCGGAAAATTTTCCAACAACTAATTCACCTTTGTTTAAATATACTACAGGAGGATTATCAAGTCTATGGTAGCCATATAGCTTTTCCTTTAAAGGGATGTTTGTGTCCAGTATTGGGGAATGGCCACCAATAGAAACGTCGATTCCTGCATCCATGCACTTAGACAACCAAAACTCGCAACAACCTCTCCCCGATTCACCAAAATAAACATTCGATTTATAGGCAAAGTCTGCTCCAAAAAGACTGAGTTTCCCTACCTTTTTCCATAAAGCAAAGGCAATAGCATAAGCAATCGTGTTGTTTAAATAGGCACATCCCAAGTCTTTAACAACTTCCTCCAGGGGAAATAATTCGATAGCTGGAACTCGATTATCTAGTTCACAAGAATAAACAGGGATTTCTAGTTTAGGAAGGGTTCTGCACATTACTTTTGTTTGTGGCCCCGCATCAAAGGTGTCAAAAAACCTACTCACTGGATCCATCACAAATACACGATCACACTTTATAACCGCACACATAGAATTAACCGCCCAAACTTCATCATATTCCTGGCTATGACTAATAGACATGTGATAATCCAATTGACTTTGCCCCATAGCAACCAGTGCAATGTGTTTATTCTCAAACATTTATTGTGGGGCGGTAGCACCGCGTTGTTTATCAAAACGGTTTTCGTCTCTGGTCGATCTTCCTTCCATTAAGTTTGTAACTCGAACAAGATTTTCTTGGAAACGTTGTTCAAACATATTAGTCTCATTGAGGTCTTGTTTTAAGAAAATGCTAGCCTCTACTAAAGAACCGTATAATAACAAGTCTGGAGTATTGTCTGAAATCCAAGTCGTGCCACTGTCCCCTGCCGCTGTTAATGAGGCGGGTTGATACAGATAATGTAGTTCAAAAGTCAGATTAGCGTTCGGTGTTGGCGCTAAAATAAACGTATCATCATCAAACTGCCCGTAGTATTTAGGAACTCCGGTTGTTGCGGCTGTTTTTATATAATTACGCATAAAACTAGGGTGCTTTAATAATAAATAAGTGTACTCACTATCACTGTTTAAAACAGCTAAACTTAAAGGAGCCACAAAATCTGTGGGTGATGAAAGGTAGGGGTTCCCGGATGCAGCGGTACCTGTGACATTTTTACGGAACACATTAAGTTCAATCGTATTAAATATACGGTTTTCCGCTTGTTTAATAAAAGTATCAAGCGTATTAGTAAACGTCGTTTCAGAACTGTCCATATAGTTCTGAATCGCTGTTTTCATTCCACTATAGGTAAAACTCATGTTGTCGGCCCTGCTGTTGCTATAGAGCCCCCACCAGTAATATCACCGGTAGTAGCGGTCCCTGTTGAAGTAAATTTATATTCGTTGCTGTCCACAACTGTTATTGTATACCCATCTGAGCTTTCAAGCACAGCTGTTGTTATTCCATCAAACGCTTCCGTTTTTCTAAGGCGTACAGTATCTCCCGTGGTTCTAACATGTTTAAACTCGGTTACATGAATCACTGCATTTGCTCCAGAGGCCTCTGCTCTAAAAGGATTTAATGATAAAAGTGCTTGTGCCGGACCCACTGAAACAAAAACTCCTCCGCCTCTGGCTCCACTTGTACCGGTTCCAGCAACAGCTGAAAAAGTATAGGTGTCGTCATCTACTTTTGTAATTGCATAAGCATCTGGATCAGTTATCGTTGCAACAGTGAACCCATCAAAAGCTTCCGCTCCTCTAAAGCGTACTTTGTCCCCGGTACTTCGACCATGGTCATCTTCAAAAACCTTAATAACCGCACTCCCTGCTGTTGAAAGAAAAGGGTTATTGGTCAACAAAGCCTCTGCAACCGGCTCTGTTCTAGCAGGACGCGGGTTTCTTAAAGCCTGTGGGTCAGCTAGAATATGTGGAGGATCTAGTTGAGGGTGTTTTGTATCAAACTGATCTGGACCAACACGAAGACCATTCCACTGCATTTTCATGGTTTTTAGTTTGTATCTTTGCCCAGAAATATCGCAAATTCCCCAAGCATGTTTTCCTGCCGAAAAAGCCATTAGATGACTACTCTAGGCGGCACAAACCTGGAACTTACTGTATCAATGTCTTCAAAAGCCGCTCTATCAAACTCCTCATCATATATCTGCTTTAATATTTGTATTCTGTCTGGAGCTCTTTTCATAGCAATGTAGTACGCTAGTCCCGCTGTCATACAAGGAAGAAAACGAAAAACTGCTTCCATATTATTGGTGTAGTCTCCTGCATCTTGCATCCTAGTTAACGCATAATAGTAAATAACATCTGTAGAGTTTTCTGGGGTTGGGTATAAATAAATACGAGGAGTTATGTGCCTTTCTAAAAAGAATTGAGTAGGCCTAGCTTTGTCTGATTTTTTAGGGGTATAAAGAAAATCTGATCTACTAATTCTTTCAAGCTGGAAATCCGTGCTATCACGTTGGATGACAGCTGAAGTAATATCAATAACATCTGTGCCTAGATCAGCATAATTAGTGCCTTCGGTAACTGTAAAATTACTTTTGGTGATTAACCATTGGTTAAGGCCTCTGTTTGCCCATTCAGCAATCATAAGGTTCAAGGAACGACGTGCGGTTTCTAAATCGTAACCAGTACGAAGCTCAATTCCACACCTCTCGTATGCTTCTTCAATGAGCTCATCGACACTCAAGTCGAATGTCGTTGTTCCTGAAGTCGCCATGATTAACGCCTACGAAGAGTTTTCTTCGGTTTTTGCGTTTTTTGCGTTTTTGCTATTGGGTCAGAAATCTGGCCCACATATCCACTACCAGTCCCTACTTTAACCATACCGCCGCCTTTATAGCCTTTGGTCTTGGATTTAGTCCAATCTACTCCTTCTTGTATTGCTCTTCTTCTGTTTGTTAATCCGGGCATTATTTACTCCTAATTATTGGGTGCTTCGTAATATTTCAAAAACTCACACCAAACTGTGTATTCATTTCCTGCATCTGACGTTGAAGGGATTACCAAAAGAACGTCTCCTGAATAGCCTGACGCTTCCGTATTAACTAAGCCCCCAATGGAGCTAAAATCAAACGTGTTGTCATAAGCTAGGGTCAAAAAAGTAACGTCCGTTGTTGCGTCCCAATCAAGCGATGCCGGTGCATCCGGGGCACCGCTACAGGTGTACCATATTTTATTTAAAGCCACATGCGTACATGTTTCTTTATTCGCCGACTGGTTCAAAGCTGAAACGTCAACTAAAGTGGTACTGCTAGCACTTCCATCTGAATAAACAGAACAATATGTGACTAATTTCTTGTCATAATCATATTGAATAGTGGGTCCTGTGACTGTATTAGCCATAATCTACCCCCTATTAAGCGTCAGCAAATGGTGTTACTAAAGTTCCTGAACCAAGTAGCTGTGCTGCAACATGGTATTTAGCGCTTGCTATTGCAGTAATCACCACAATACTTCCTGCTAAACCGCCTTTAGTTGTGCCGTTTTGTGTAAAAGTGTCATTAGAAGCACCGGAAATAAAGGTCTTCCCTGCTGCACTGTCATCAATACCGGTATAAGCACCACCGACATATTTGTCAGTGCCATCGGTTGTGATGTCCATATCCGTCGCCGCTGTAACAACTACGAAAGTGAACTGAGCACCTAAGTTACATAATTGATTTGGGTCGCCTTTGTCTGTAGGTTCTGTAACAACGATGCTGGGAAGTGTAAACA